TGCTGCTGGTACATACCTTGTACTTGGTACTAACGGCGAAGCTAACATTGTAAACACTGGTGCTGCATCTACTTATGCTGCTGCTGCATTAGCTCTTGTTGCTGCTTCAGATACCATTGATGTAGTTATCGCTGGTGCTGCTGCTGCAACTGGACGCTTACGTGTCTATGCAGTAATTGCAGATATCTCAGCTGCTCACACTGAAGCTGCTGTAGCTTCTCGTGATCTGCTGGCATAAACTAAAGTAAACTTAGGGGCTGGCTTTATGCTGGCCCCTTTGATGCATCTTGAGGGAACAGAATGGCACTTACATACCTTGCACTAACGAATGAAATTCTTACTCGTATGAATGAAGTAGTATTAACTGCCACTAGTTTTTCGGATGCTAGGGGAGTTCAAGTACAAGCTAAGAATGCTGTGAATGAAGCTATCCGCCATATTAATCAAAAAGAATTTGCATACCCATTTAATCACGCAACTAATACTTCAACATTAGTTCCTGGAGTAGTACGGTATACTATACCTAGTGATACTAAACATGTAGATTACAATACAGCAAGAATAAAAAAGAGTGCCGATGTAAATTCATCAGGTATTAATTTAAGAAAACTTAATTATAACGAATACATAAGTAAAGAATTTGCAAACCAAGAAGATGAAATTGTATCTTCCACATTAAATGGTACACATACAGATTCTATAACTACACTAACACTTGCTTCGACTACAGGTTTTTCAGCATCAGGTAGTATCTATATAGGCAGTGAGATAATTTCTTATACTGCTATTTCTGGAAACACTCTTACAGGTTGTACAAGAGGTGATAGTGGTACTACTGCTGCAGCTTATGCTAGTGGCGTAGTAGTTACACAGTTTGATAACGGGGGTATGCCTCAGTATATTGTACGTACCCTTGATAACAACTACTTACTGTACCCTTATCCTGATAAAGAGTATACATTACTCTACGATTACTTTACATTTCCCAGTGACTTAAGTGCACAGGGAGATACAACTAGCATCCCAGATAGATTTAAACCTGTTATTACAGACGGTGCAACTGCATTTCTTTATCAATACAGAGGTGAGATGCAACAGTATCAAATTAATTTCCAACGTTTTGAAGAGGGTATTAAGAATATCCAAAGCTTGTTAATTAATAAATTTGATTATATTAGATCTACAGTTATAAATAGACCTACAAGTTCCAACTCTGGGGTATCCTTTTAATGCCTGATAGTTCTCAAGTACAACCTGCAGCATTTAACTGTGAGGGCGGTTTAGTTTTAAACCGTTCTTCTTTTCTTATGCAACCAGGCGAAGCTTTAGTTCTAGAAAACTTTGAGCCTGACGTTGAGGGTGGTTACAGAAGGATGAACGGCTATCGTAGGTTTGTCAATCATGTAGTACCACATACAGCCAGTATCAACGAGAAGGTAATAGGTGTAGCTAAGTTTGGTAACAAAGTAATAGCATGTAGAGGAGAAAAGATATTCTCTGCTGCTTCTACAGAACTGGCCTTTGCTATAACTGCTAATGCAACTATGTCTGGTTCAGGTACAATTATTGTAGACTCTGTTGCAGGTTTTGCAACTAGTGGTACTCTACAGTTAGACTCAGAAAAATTTACTTATACAGGAGTAGATGCTGCTTCACTACCTAACGAATTTACAGGTGTAACTCGTGCCACAGAAAGTACTACTGCAGCCGCACACGTTTCTAGGGTAACAGTTTCTTCTCCTTGGACAGAAATAGATACAGGTAGAACTAATGCGGGTAAGTATAGATTTGAAAGATTTAACTTTGATGGTAATGAAAAGGTTGCGTTTGTTGATGGAGTAAATGCACCTGTAGTTTTTAACTTAGCTCTTAGTGCCACTGATGTTAGTACATCCTCAGTTACAGGTTCTAAGTTTATAGCTTCTTTTAAATCTCATATGTTCTATGCTGGTAAATCTACTACCTCAGAAGAGTTAATATTTAGTGTTCCTTTTGATGAAGATAACTTTACTTCAGGTGATGGTGCAGGTAGTATTAGAGTAGACGATACTATTACAGGACTTAAAGTGTTTCGTGATGCATTGTTTATATTTTGTGAGAATAGAATATTTAAACTTACAGGTGTTAGTGAGTCTACATTTGTAATGACACCCGTTACTAGAAGTATTGGTTGTCTTAACGGAGACACTATACAGGAATTTGCAGGTGACTTAGTATTCCTTGGCCCTGACGGTTTAAGAACAGTAGCTGCTACTGCAAAGATTGGTGATACAGAACTTGGTACAATTAGTAAAAACGTACAGTCTATTTTTGATGCTAACATTCGAGACTCTGCACGATTTGAAAGCGTAGTCATAGCTGACAAAACACAGTACAGAATATTCTTTACTAAAGATGGTCAGGCAGAAGGTATTACAAGAGGTGTTACTTGCGTTAAGAAAGCAGACGGTTATGAGTTTTCTGAGATACGTGGTATAAAACCTACTGCTACAGATACTCTTGTAATTGCAGGTGACGTAATGGTATTACACGGAGATAATAATGGGTTTATACAGAGACAAGAAAAGGGTAACACCTTTGATGGTACTGCAGTACTAGGAAAGTACAGAAGCTCCGACTTGTCTTTTGGTGATACTGGTATTCGTAAACACATGCAAAGGGTTATTGTTAACTACAAGCCTGAGTCAGCTATTGCCGCTGAGTTATTAGTAAGGTACGACAATGAAAACTCTGACTCTACTAGGCCAAACCCCTATACGTTAGATTCATCTGAAGTAGCTGCACAGTTTGGTAGTGCTTTGTTTAGTACTGCAGGTGGTGCCGTTAGGTTTGTTTTTGGTGGGCCTTCACAGCCTCTTATAAGACAGCCAGTAGAAGGTTCAGGTTTCTCTGTTGTACTAAGAATAAATGATAGTGGGGAATCTGCCCCCTATTCACTTAAAGGTTTTCAGTTAGAATATCAATTAGGAGCAAGACGTTAAATGGGTGCTACATACACAAGACAATCAAACTTTACTGATGGCGATGTCATTACAGCAGACTTGTTTAACAATGAGTTTGATCAGCTTCTAGCTACTCTAGCTTCTAGTACAGGCCACACACACGATGGTACTGCCGCTGAAGGTGGTCCAATAAGTAAACTGTTAGCTGACACTATTACAATAGGTACGGCTGCAGGTGACATATCACTTGTATTTGATGGCGGTAGTAATGACGGTACATTAAAGTGGATGGAAGATGAAGACTACTTTGAGTTTTCTGATGACGTACTTATTGCTACCAATGAGAAGATACAGTTTCGTGATACTGCTATATTTATTAACTCTAGTGCCGATGGGCAGCTAGACATTGTAGCTGACACAGAGATACAAATTGCAGCTACTACTATTGACATAAATGGTGCCGCAGACATATCTGGTAATTTAGCTGTAGGTGGTAATCTTACAGTAACAGGCGATGCTACAGTAACTGGTACTACAACGTTTAATGGTGGTACACTTACTCTTGGTGATGCGGTTACAGATAACGTTGTCTTTGGTGCAGATGTAAACTCTAGCATTATTCCTAATGGTGTTAATGGTTCGTTTGACTTAGGTTCGTCAAGTCAAGAGTGGCGTGACTTATTTATAAATGGTACAGCACACATTGATACTCTTGACGTAGATGTAAATGCTACGGTGGCAGGTACTCTTACAGTTGGGGGTGTAGTTGACATTACTGACGCTACGGATGCCAGTGATGCAACAGGAGATACAGGAGCTTTACGTACTGAAGGTGGAGCAAGCATAGCTAAGAAGTTATTTGTTGGTACTACCCTTGATGTAACAGGTGTTGCTACTGTAGGTGGCCTTACTATAGGCAGTGCTGTTATTACAGAAGCAGAATTAGAAATACTAGATGGTGCTAATGTAACTACAGCAGAGTTAAACATACTTGATGGCGTTACAAGTACTGCAGCAGAACTAAACGTTCTTGACGTAAGCAACAGTACAATAGGTGATCTAGCTGAGATAAGTACTGTCGCAAGTGATGACGTATTCTTGGCCTTTGATACATCTGGTGGTGGTCTAAAGAGAATAGCAAGAAGTGCTGTAGTCTC